AACCATCGCAACCTGCTTCTGATATCTTTGAAATACTTCGGTACAACCGCCCATGCATCTCTGTTTGCATATTTCTGGCCATAGTCAAGGTATGCGCGCACACACTTTAACAAAATAGCTGGAAGTTCGCGTTCAAGTTTGTCATCCAATTGTGGATCTGTGTCATTGTCTTTGACTTGTTTAGGAAAGTTAAATACTAAAAGACGTCGAAGAATCGAACCGGATGCATCTCTATAATCTGGGAGTTCATTACCCGCCATACACCCGGGAGTGGTCCACTGCATAGATTTTGCTTTTTCGTGTTTGATGGCTAAACTTACATCTTCACCGCTGATAATCTGTTGAAGTTCGGCTTGGTTAAGACTCATATTAGACTTACACTCTGGGGCAATAAACATGAAACCATCATAGATAGCCGAAAGCCCAAATTGTTTTTCCGAGTTCGAGCTCAATACTCGAACGTCTTCAGCTTCATAGAACTTTCTAAATACTTTGGTCAATAACGTAGATTTACCAGTACGAGCTACACCCTTGCAATACATCGCAATTTGCCACCCGTCAATATCACCAACGTCATAACAGAGACGACCACCCATAACATACATCCATTTTGCAACACTTTCATCAAAACCTTGGTAATCTAAAATACTCTGGAAATAAGGCGTCGGGATGTCCCACCAATTCTCAACGTGTGTGTAATCTTCAAACATTTGGTCAAAGTATTTACAGCTCACAATCATGGGATCGAGACATTTGAACTGTTTACTTTCATAGTTATAGAATGTGGCTTCATAACGCCCGGTTGCGGGTGACCATTCCTTACCGATAAATACACCATTTTTAAAACTCCAGACGTGACGATTCTTTGATATTTCAGGAAACTGCATATCGGAGCATCTCGACAAATGATTAATCACATCATTAAACCCGGAACCACGCGCGGTGAGATTTTTCCAAGTATCAAAGTTTGTTTCTTTCTGTGCAAAGCTATGGACTTCTTCTTGGATAGATCGGGCAGGCTTCCATGCTCGCGTCGAATGCCCCTCTGGTGTTACGATTTGCGTACAACAATAGCCCTTATACCGCCGAATGTTGTTCGTGTACGTGTGATTGAGAACAGCGACGATAGCTTGCTGATACGGTGTAAGTTCATCAACGTTGATTGTGCTACACCTAAACAAAGAATGATCAGTCTCTGGATTGATGGGCACACACGTTGGGTTGTTAATACGCTCATAAATGCGGGTATTTCTAAATACAATTTGAAAAGCATCATCCACTTGATCGATCAATCTGTTAATTCTGACCGAAACCTTCAGGCCATCATCATCTGGCTCGTAATCTGATATTTCTAAAGATTCTGCTCGATGATATATTTGTCCGAGTTGTGTCAGCATGCGTTTATGCTTCGCAGAAAGGAGTTCTATGTCGACACGATATGGCTTTTGTGTTTCTGGATTTATTTCGTCTGATAAAAAGAATTTTTTGTACCCCAACTCCGAAGAAATATCGGTATTGTTCCGAATACCAATACACCATTCTTCTTCCAATCCGTTGATAAGTTCAACAAGATTTTCAGATTTCAACGACTGAATCTGATTTTTCCACATCTCCATATTCGATTGATGTTGGTCGGCATCTTCGGATATGAAGTGAGTCTCCATCCCTTAATTTATTAATACTCGCGTCTATTTTTTAACCCATCTTACCGAGCATCTTTATAAGAATTTTGTTCTGTGTCTGGATCTGTTGGACCAGGGCAACCAATGCGGAACACACCGTATCCCCATCGGGTGTCGTGAGAATATCGACCAAATCGATACCCATATCATCTTCAAAGTTCATCTCTTCATCATCTTCAACCAAGTCCACAATTTCACCTTCTTCAATTTCAGACATTTGTTTTATACTGAGAAAAGACCAAGTTCGATTTTTCGCGACGTGCGGTATCAGGCCAAAAAAAAATCTATGTATATAGTACAAAACTCTCAAAATGGCTGGCGGTCTCATGCAACTCGTTGCCTATGGCGCTCAAGATGTCTATCTTACTGGTAACCCGAAGGTTACCTTCTTCCAGGCTGTGTACAAGCGACACACCAACTTCGCGATGGAAAACATTGAACAAACCACGAACGGTAACCCGTCCAACAACGGCCGTATCTCCGTGACTGTTGCCCGTAACGGTGACTTGATCGGTGACATGTATGTTGAATTGTCGGCGTTGTCGAGCCTCACCTCCAAGACGGGTGCCGCGGATTGCAACTGGGTTGCGGAACGTGCCGTCAAGACGGCTGAATTGTCCATTGGTGGCCAACGCATCGACAAGCACTACCAACGCTGGTGGAGATTGTACTCCGAGCTTTACTTGGATGAAGCCAAGAAGGCGAACTACGCGAAGATGACCACCGGTAAGGGCCAAGTGTTCCTCCCGTTGATCTTCTTCTTCAACCGCAACCCGGGTTTGTACTTGCCGTTGATTGCCCTCCAATACCACGAAGTCCGCATCGACTTCGACTTGGCGGACAACTTCGAATCGTACTTCAACACGAACACGTTCAAGGTGTGGGGTAACTATGTGTACCTCGACACGGAAGAGCGTCGTCGCTTCGCCCAAAAGGGCCACGAATACCTCATCGAGCAAGTGCAACACACTGGCGTTGATGCGGTCGCCACGGGTGAAACGAAGAATGTTCGTTTGTCCTACAACCACCCGGTTAAGGAATTGGTGTGGGCCGTGACTGGCTCCTCTTCCGCGGCCGACAAGTTGTGGAACTTCTCGTCCAACACCGCCACGGGTGATGTTGTCCTCGACTCTGACCCGACGGCTGTGTCCGAATCTAACTGCTTCGTGCCGTTGACGCAAGCGACTGGTGTCCCGCTCTTCTCCGCGGGTGCCGCTGGTGGTAACCGTCTCGTCGAAGAAGGCACCGGCTCCTCGACCGTTGCCGTTGGTCCGCTTGAAACCTTCAAGTTGGTCCTCAACGGTCAAGACCGATTCAAGGAACAAACGGGTAAGTACTTCAACCAAGTGCAACCGTTCAACCACCACTCTGGCTGCCCGATGCCGGGTGTGTACGCGTACTCTTTCGCCCTCAAGCCGGAAGAGCACCAACCGACTGGTACGTGCAACTTCTCCCGTATTGACAACGCCCAAGTTGCCATCAAGGTCAAGTCGAACATCCCAAGTGGTTCGGCGACGTCGCTCAACATGTTCGCGACCAACTACAACGTTCTCCGCATCCAATCCGGTATGGGTGGTCTTGCCTTCTCCAACTAAGAAAGCTATGGCTACATTTTAGTATAAAAAAATTAACTCAAACATTAAGATACCTCAAGTACCCTAATGTTTGTCACTCTCCAATTATTACCGGCTAAAGAAAACATCACAAAGAGTAATAAGATATGCTGGTCTACACCGACGGAAGTTGTTTAGGTAATCCCGGTCCAGGTGGTTGGGCCGTGCTAGGTCCAGACTTTAAATTATCGGGTGGCCAAGACAATACGACGAATAATATCATGGAAATGACCGCGGTAGTCAAAGCTCTCGAAGAATGCATCAAGCGTAAAATAGTTTCGGTGACCATCTTTACGGACAGTACATATGTCAAGAATGGAATAACTTCGTGGATTAAGAACTGGAAGAAGAATGGCTGGTGAACTGCCGCGGGTGCTCCAGTGAAGAATAAGGAATTGTGGATTGACATTGACACCCTCTCCCAAAGGATGACCTCTGTGGAGTGGCGTTGGGTCAAGGCACACAATGGCCACCCACAGAATGAACTTGTCGACATGATGGCGCGACAAGAGGCTACGACTATTAAACATGGTAGTTCGGTAATTGATGATCACGCACCGCTCGCGGATAAACAAAAATATTACAGTGTCGTTAAAGGGTATACTCCAGGTATTTACACCACATGGGATGAAGTGAAAGCACAAGTTCATGGATATGCAGGCGCGGTATTTAAATCGTTTAAAACGGAAACGGAAGCCATAGAATATATGAACACACCCACCAAAGAGCGCGTATATTTGAATGTGCCTTATGAAGAAAAAGATATTGTAAAATCTAATGGTGCTAAATGGGATCCGAGTAAAAAAAGGTGGTGGGTATATGACATTAACCCAGAGATTGAAAATTATGTCTGCGTAAATTAATGGATCCCACTCCATGGTGTGACAAGCAGGAGAAGCTTCTCAAGTCATGGGCTGAACGAGCGGCTGGGTATCGGTGGCTTCATAATCACGCGCGCCTCCACTTTAAAAGGCAAAATGACTACTTGTCATATCCGAGTATAGTCATAGCGAGTATCACAGGGGTTGGGGGTTTTGCAGTTTTAAATCCAAGTGGATCTGAAAACGTATCACATGACACGAAAACTAAAATCATGATTGTCCAATACTTTTTCGCATTCCTCAATGTCCTCGGTGGTATTCTTACATCAATAGGTAAATTTAGTCAAAGTTCCAGTTTGTCCGAGAATCACTCCGGTATGTGTATTCAATACTCCAAGTTTTATAGAAATATAGATATGGAATTGTCCCTCGACGCCAGAGATCGTTCGTGTGTGATGGAATTTGTCAAGAGATGTCGCGAAGACTACGATAGACTTCTCGATGAAGCCCCGGATATTCCAGCGATTTCAATTGCTGCGTTCAATCTGGAGTTCCCCGATCGCGAAAATAAACCAGATGTGTGTAATGGTCTCAGCATCATCGTGAGTGACGAAACCGCGTCACAACTCGCGTCGAGGCGAAGTGTGGCGAGGTGGTTAGGGGCTTTTAAGGGTGTGACACGCAAAAGTACTGATATAGATGGCCTCGAAAGAATGGAGTCTGTTTAGAAATCTTCGTCGAATCCAATGTCCGTAGTCTCGTCATCCAACTTTCCGTAATCACCGACACGCTTTTCAAAGAAATTCGTCTTACCATCCAAACTAATGTTTTCCATAAAATCAAAAGGATTTTTGGAATTCCAAATGGGTGGTTGTCCGATTTGTTTAAGAAGTCGATCAGACACATACTCGATGTATTCCGACATCTTCTCGGAATTCATACCAATGAGACTACATGGGAGCGCATCAAGAATGAAACCCTTTTCAATCTCGACAGCTTCTTTCACGATATCATGTATGATGTTCGTGGGTGGTTTATTTCGGAGCATCTTGAAGAGTTCCACGGCAAATTCTTGATGAAGCCCTTCATCGCGACTAATCAACTCGTTACTAAAACAAAGTCCTGGCAAGAGACCTCTTTTCTTCAGCCAAAAAATAGCACAGAAAGATCCCGAGAAGAATATTCCTTCTACGCACGCAAATGCAAAGAGTCGTTCTGCGAAAGAATGTGTCGTATTATCGAACCATTTCATAGCCCAATTCGCCTTTTTTTCAATACACGGAATAGTTTGGATGGCTTGGAAAAGTTGTTTCTTTTCAGCCCCATCTTTGATATATTTGTCAATCAATTTTGAATATGTTTCACCGTGGACCATTTCATTGTGACACTGATACGCGTAGAATGATCGAGCTTCAGAGGCTTGAACTTCATCAGCAAAGTTGTTATTGATATTTTCAAACACAATTCCATCAGATCCAGCAAAGAATGCGAGAATGTACTTTATAAACTTTTGTTCATTCTCGTTGAGTGACTTCCAGTCTTCCACGTCTTTGGAGAAATCAATCTCCTCGGCTGTCCAATTGGACATTTGTGCCTTTTTATACAGGTCCCAAAGATTAGGATACTTTATAGGAAAGACAGTGAAACGATCCAGAGAAGAATTGAGTAATGGTTCGTACTCTTCTTCAATGAAGTCCTGGAATTCAAAATAGTTGCCAACATGACGTTCGTTCACAAATATCTGAGGATAGGAATCAATCTGTCCACCACACAATTCCTTTAATTTGTCCTTTTCAATTAATATTTTTTCATGATCTATTCCTTCTGATACACATAGTTTGACTGCTAAGTCGCAATATTGGCATCCATCCTTTGAATAAATGTGAACTTTCATCTGTGTTATTAGGCCTGATAATTTTTTGTCTTAAAACTCTAAGTATGATTTCGCGCGAAGAAATTATTCAGGATGACATTGTAAAAGTTTTAGTGAATGAAGACGGCCTCGAAGAAGAGATGTATGCTATCGTTGGTATGAACACGGGAAATGTTTTGGGTGTCCATTATATTTCACCGACCGAAAAGTTGTATAAGTCTGCATGTGTTTACCAACTCGAAGATGGGGATATGAATCCAGCTCCGTATGAAAGTGTATGCGAACACTACCCAAGTGGCACGACATTTTCCGACATCGGTATGAAGAACCTCGGTGATAACATGTATGTTATATACGACGAAGTTGACGTCGAAGATTCAGACAGTGACATTTATGATGAAATGACAGATTCCGAAATGGATGACTTTATTGTCCCAGATGACGAAATTGATGGTCACGTTGAAGAACCACCCGGATACGAAATAATCGATAAAGAATGGAAAGCCTGGGAACCTAGATCCCCAGGTGCTCGCAGCTTCAAAGAAACAGTTGATATGATTGAAATGCACGCAAAAAGACACGCAGATGAACTGAATTTTTAATACCTAAGTGCGTGCCCGCATGGAAAAATAATAAATTCAATGATTTCATAATGGAACTAGCTGCTATATGGGATCAAATTGATATTCTTCTTAATAAGAACGACAATAAGCCAGTTGTTAACAAAAATTTTTGTAGAGAATGTGAGAGTCCGAATGTTTTTTCACCCGAAGGACTTCCGGTATGCTCACAATGTGGACTCGTCGAAGATAACTTCATAGACGAAACACCCGAGTGGACGAGTGGTGTGAGCGAAGATGGTAAAGTGAGTGATCCATCGCGATGCGGTAATCCAAATGCGAATCCTGAACTGTTTTCGCAGTCATGGGGTAAAGGTACAATCATGTCAACGACGAATTCATCTAGATATGAAATCAAACGCATGGCAAAGATTAACTTTCACATGTCCATGAACCATAAAGATAGGTCGCTATTTCATGCATACAAAGATATAGATGAAGCATGCTTTACGTTACCGGATTCTATATTGAAAGATGCAAAGATTATGTATAAAAAGTTTGATGATTCTAAATTGACGCGAGGCGCGGTCAGAACGGGGGTCAAGGGTAATTGTGTACTTTATGCGTGTAGATTAGCGAACGTACCCAGAACTACAAAAGAGATTGCAGATATGTTTAGTATTCAAAGTAAAGATATTAGTCGAACGACACAACTGTTCAAAGAAACCATCATGGGTAAAACAGAAAAGAATTACATTACGAAACCGTGTGACGTGGTTCATAGACTTTTGGGTAATTTCGAGGTAGATCAAAATTATAGACCAATCTGTAATCGTTTGTGTTCTGGAATTGAAGATTGTGTGGAACTCATGAGTAAGACACCGAATAGCATAGCGTCGGCAATCATTTTGATTGTGCTCCGGGGTGAATTCACAAAGAATGAAATCTGTTCTAGGTGTGAAGTTTCTGTACCAACGATAAACAAGATTGAAACTATTATAAAAAAGCACTTAGAGCGTAAAGGCATTAATTATTAAACCATGGTTAAAGTATTTTTGAGTACCCCGTGTTATGGTGGCCTCTGTTTAGATAAATATATGATTAGCATTATCAAGTTGCAGCTTCTTTTAATACAAAAAGGTATTCAACTCATGATTGATACCACCGAAAATGAATCACTCGTGCACCGCGCTCGCAATGTCGCCGTCGGTCGTTTTATGCAGAAGACCGATGCCGATTATTTCATGTTCATTGATGCAGACGTCGATTTCGATCCATCTGCGGTTGTGACTTTATTGGAATCTGGTCACGATATCAGTGTTGCGTGTTATCCTAAAAAGTGTGTCATGTGGGATCAAGCAAAGGATGCCATTAAAAAGGGTGACAATCGTAACATGGCGATGCTCTCTTCAAGCCTCGTCGTTAATATCGGATCACAACATCGCAAGGTTGAGAATGGTTTCATCGAAATATTGGATGGCCCGACTGGTTTCATGCTCATCAAACGTGACGTTTTCAAGAAGATGGAAGAAAAGTTTCCGGAATTATGGTGTAAAAACGATCACCAAAACAGAGACTTTGATGATTACCACGCGTGCTTCGATTGTATGATTGACCCGGTGTCCAAGCGATACCTTTCGGAAGACTATGCATTTTGTCGTCGGTGGCAGCAATGTGATGGTAAAATTCACGCACACGTGAGCACGACACTGGGGCACATTGGTAATTTACCATTTAGTGGATGTTTGAATGATAGGCTTAAGGCTTAGATACGATACACGAATAGATGAAGATTGGTTCTATAATAGTCACGAGGTCTAAGTCTTGTCACGTCAAGACTTTACATAGTATTCTTAAATTAAATATACTATGCATTCAAAATGGTCATCGAAATGAAATATCTTTTGTAAACGATGACCCATATGAAAAGGCTGACGCTATCCAAACTCACATGAAGACGTGTGATCGCATATTTTTCATTGACTTTGGTATACAAGTTGACGAAAAGAGTCTCGATGAAGCCATCAAGCCTCATGATGGAGTTGGGTGTGTCGTCTTTCCCGGTGTGAAGGAGGGTATCAATTGGGATCAATTCAAGGATAAAGTGTTGAAGGATGTCGATGAACCTACGCACCAATTGGGTTTAGATTTTGACACGACGATTGATCGCAAGATCTCCGACGACTTGTATACCATCAAGGAGACATCGTCGAAAGCGTGGATTATGAATTGCAAGAATGTATCAAAACACTTGAAGGATAAGAAGTCTGGTCAGATTAAAGTCCCACCACGCATGGAGGTTATGTTTCAAAGGTTTCGAGATAACGGGGTCAAAATTTATGCATTTACAGCGGCTAAGTTGACCATGACCTATGGTCATGAATGCATTAGTAATATTCTGAACGCCGCGGGTGTTAAAGCGAATTAAAGTTTACACGGGTATAATTAACATGTCCATAGAATCACATACACCTCTGTATGTACATGTTAAACAGTACATCGAGAAATCATGGGGTGTGAAAGATAGATTTCCGGGTCCTCAACCGATTTCTATCGAGTACAAACATTTTCCAATTTTAAGAGAGAATGATTATGTGGTGTGCGAGAAAACTGACGGTGTCCGATACATGATGGTGGCTCTCACTTTTGAAGGAAAACGTGTGTGTGTATTTGTCAGTCGAAATTTTGAAATGTTTAGAGCGCCTCTTAATTTCAGAAAGAAAGCATTCGATGGTACGATACTTGATGGCGAGCTTTATGGTGATCAATTTCTTGTCTACGACGCGTTGTCCGTAGATGGGTATCCCGTTGGACATTTAGATTTTCTATCGCGTATGGACAAAATGGAAAATGTCATTAAAAGTATAATCACGATGAAGAGTGATTGCATCAAAGTTAAACTCAAAACTTTTCATGCACTCACAGACTTTAAAACTTTTATGGATGATTATCTTCCGACGGTATCCGAAAAAGTAGATGGTCTCGTTTTTACTCCCGTGAGAGAACCAGTTAAAATTGGAACGCACGAGACAATGTTCAAATGGAAACCCAAACAAAAAAATACAGTTGACTTCATGGTCAAAAGAGATGACCAAGGTTTATGGCGACTGTACGTTCAAGAAAAGGGTAAATTATATATGGAAAGTACACTACCGTGTGATATTCCGTGGCTCCAAGATGGGATGATTGTCGAATGTGAATTTGTCGACACCGATGCACCCATGTGGTGGAGACCTATCATGCAACGTACAGATAAAACGTACCCAAATAACAGAAGAACGTTTTATAGAACCATCGTCAATATTCAAGAGGATATCAAGATGAAGGACTTTTTAAATTGTACATAAGTAAATAGTGTGGAGCACTGTGTGGAAACTGGTGCTCACGTATGACTTGATCATTTTTATAATACCAAATATTGTCATATTTAGTAAACGCAACGTAATGTCCATTCGACTGATGACCCACATGCACAGCACTCGAAACGAGTTCGTATTTGTGTCCGTCTATCGTTAATTTTTCTTTTGCGTCGACATGCCCCCTCTTGTCAAATGTTATCATCAATACTTGTGGATATTTTGAGAAGAAGCATCGTGTAGTTGCCACGTGATGTGGTTTACCAGTGTCGTCTATATAATCGACGAGTGTATTCCATTTGAAACTATCGAGAAGCATATCCTTAAGATTTTGTGAATTTGAACATAATATATGCACACTGAAATCTTCTTCGTGTTTCTTTGAACCATTCGGCCACACAGTCTCCTGAACCTTTTTCCCATAAAAGTATTGTTTTAATGTCGGTACAGACGTTTCTAGAATGTCGATGATACAAAGTATGGCTTCCTGAACGTCGTGTTGACTATCATGGATAAACTGGGGAAACTTGTCTTGAAATGTCTTCACGAGATTAACAACATTAATGGATCTCGTGTGTGACGTGTTCCAAAATGTATGTACGAAAATAGAAAACAACCGTGTAAATTGACAATCACCCTCGTACGTATGATGTAAAAAGTAGTTTGATACCACGGGTACGTGTACAAGACACTGTAGGGCTGTATTGAAATAACACGTATTACCAATATTCGTGATACCCCTCATTAAAATTCATGTACAAAAAACACTTAAGAAGAAGACGCATATCTTGTAAGTAAGATACAATGAATATTGAAACTGTGTACAAGAAGATTCACAAGGTGTTCGATGAACACCAATCGGATCCACAGACTGAAGTTGAAATGCGGTTGGGAAAGTTTAATGGAAAGATGTTTGATACGAACGTCGGAAAAGATACGTTTGATAAAATACATACCGCATTAATGAAATATGACGGATGGGAAAAAATCTTCAATACCGAAGAAGAAGTTTTCTATCGTGATCGTGACAATATCAGAATGTCAATCGACGAAACATCGGGTAATCGTAAAGTCATTCAAAAGGTTTCTCTTCACAAGGAAGATTTCAAACGAATCAAGGGTTCTCCATTTGAAATGAGATTTAGTGTGTCAAAGGAAGTCCCCGTTGATCTCGAGGATCTTGGTGACATGGATCGAAAACGAACAAAGATTCGTCGATCGTTCATTCGCAAGAATCTCTCAATCGATTTGACTATAACGTCGGGTGATGCGGTTGATATGGATTCGGAGGACATGGTTGAGTATCAAGTTGAATTTGAAATCATCCAACCTTCAGAAGTCAAGGATAAGTTCCAACTCATGAACATTATCCAAAAAGTTAACGATCTATTTAAAATATTTGTAGACAGTAAGTGATGGTTGAAATAGTCACATACGCGAACAAATCTTTTGGTATGTTTGACGAGTTAGTGAACAATCCATTTAAGGTACCGATTCGTGTTTTGGGTTGGGGTACCAAGTGGAATGGGTATAAAGATAAACTCAAAGGTATGCAAAAATACTTGGACACACAAAGCGACGACGAAGTTTTGGTTTTTGTTGATGGGTTTGACACAAAAATAAATAAAAATCCATCGAACCTCTTAGAACTTTTTAAAAGTTTTGATTGTAAAGTTTTGGTATCCAAAGATCCAGCTTTCGCTGGAAAGTGGATCACCGAAACTATCTTTGGAACGTGTGATGGCAGAGATGTTGCAAATGGCGGTCTTTATATGGGCTACGCCAAGCATCTTAAAATATTTATCAAAGATGCTCTACGTGAGTCATGCTCGGATGACCAAGTAAATTTTAATACTGTGTGCAAAAAACATAACTTTGTGAAAGTTGACAACGATGGTGTCATCTTTAAAAATTTTAGTCCTAGAGATTTGAATAAAACATCTGATGCCGTGTTTCTATCTTACCCCGGATCCCCGAGCTTAAGTCGATATTCAAGAGCCATCGGGGAATACCTCCAGTTTCTCTATATTTTCATCATCGCCGCGTTACTTCTGGCAATGATTATCTTTCCAAAGTATGACATACCAGTCTTTATTACATTAATGGTATACGTCGCGACGTATGTTTTAGTTTTAGACAAGACGTGTACCGTCAAAGTGTAGTGACACCTTCTCGTAACTCCCCTTCACCACGCTTCCAGAGACGAATCATTTCTTCGTCACCCGGTTCGACGAGTGTATCATATCGTAATACATACACAGCTCTCACGTCTCCATCTTCAGCATACGTGACACCTTCATAGTCTTCTGTGCATTCAGACCGCATTAAAATGATGGGATGCATAGGCAGAAACTTCTTCGCTCGTTCAATGTTATCGCGGTCAGGTTTCATCGTAATGTACTTCAAGGTCATGAACGAATCTGACCACGAATATCTGTTATTCAATTTTTCCTGTTTGACTGGTTGAAAGATGAAACCGTCATTGAAAACATAGTAAGGTATCTTTCCGCCGTAGAGCGCCGCAGAATAACCAAAGGTTGACGTGATCCCTTCTTGGTTGTAAACAGGCATATTGAGACCGTAGACACCACCATTGGTCATGTAGACTTTAGGCATCTTCGTCAAAATGAACCATTCGACAAAACTGTTCATTTTTAGTTGATGATCTTCGTCGTCGACTTTAACTTTTTGAGAATGTTCACACGCCGTAAAGCCGATGGGAAGTTCCAATGAGATGGCCTTAGGAACCTTGGACAAGAAGTAGTCCTTTGTTGACATGGAATCACTCATGACGAGTACGGGTGCGTCGAGACGGATCGCCTCATCGATCATGGCATCAACCGCTTCTTGAGATGCGAACGGTAAATACCCAAACCTGACTGAATCTTCTGCGCGTGTTCCGCGACGAATATGAAATCCCGCCACACAATCGTTGACCTTTTCAAAATTTTTATCAATTTCAGATTGTAAAAGTTCAGTTGGTTGAATGAGATCACGCATAGTGTCACCTATGTCTGGAATTTGTAAATGAAGCATGCAGTGTATCCGATGTTGTCCGTTTACTTCACCTTCTTCTGTGACGTACTTACATTTGATAAATTTGTCTCGGCCATGCTTGTAGACATCTGGATGAAACCCCGGTTCTTTGGCAAAAATATAGTGTGTCGCCATTTGAATGCTCAGATTTCCAATCGCCGCTTCTGATATTGGTTTATACAATTCCATGTTACACTATATTAATTTAAAGTTTTTAAGTGAGTACTGATTAAACTATGTTGTGTCAATTGCGAAGACTCGTGGGAGAACCAGGGCCGCTCGTAATCGAAACTCAACATGGTTTAATTAGTGAACCTTGTATGGTTATTAAGGAAGAACATATTCAGCGAGTCGCTAAACAATTCGGTGATACACATGATATTTATTTAGAACAAACATCTGACAGATCATTTATAATCCGTAAGACCCGCTAATATCAAGTCCCCGCAATTCAAGACCGGAATCAGACAATTCAATTTGTTCTTCAGCCATACTCGGAAGTGGAAGCGGAGCCTCCTTCATCGGAACCGGTACACGCACGACGGAAACCTTCTTTTCCACTGCTTCAACCTTCTTGACTGGAGCTTCCTTCTTCAGGAGCATGATACCCCAAACAATCAACATAAAGACGAACGTATGTAAGATTAAACCTCCAAACTTCGGACACCCGTTTGGACCAGCGACCCATTGTCCCAAAAGACGACGCATTAAGATGAACGTCTCCGGGTTAGCGATGACGAAGAAAATCAACGCAGACATAAGAGAGATCAAAAATTTCTCCTGAGCTTTGGCACCGTTACACCCGCAACCACAGTCTTTAAAGATACCCATTTTTACAATATCTTGAGAAAAAAATTACTTAAAGTTTCGACTGGTAAGAAAGATATAAATACAAACCATGTCGCTAGCCATCCAAAAGTACTCTGAATTCAATCCTTCCAATGTCTCTTTCTCCAAGCTTCGTAAGAACAAGAATGGTGGAAAGGCCGTGTATCTCAACAGTGGCGACAACAAGAAAATTTTCATTCAACTTCCATTCATGCGGTCTCCATATGGTCTCTCGGCGTACACCGACGAAGCCACTGGACGCACCAGCTATTCTCTCGATCTCTCTTTTGATACCGACAATGCCGAATCGGCTGAATTTTGCGAAAAGATGAAGGAACTTGACGATTTGGTCGTCAACACCGTGGCTAAGAATTCTAAGGAATGGCTTGGTAAGTCTTTCAATGTAACCGTCTTGAAGGAAGCGTTGTACAAGCCGATTGTTCGTCCGGGTAAGGACCAATACCCGGCGACCATGAAGCTTAAGATCTTGACCAAGAGTGACGGTACCTTTGTCCCAGAAGCGTATAGCATGCAACGTGAACAGGTCTCATTGGATACGATCGAAAAGGGACAAAAGGTTTTGGCCATCATCGATCTCAATCAGATTTGGTTCATTGACAATAAGTTTGGTGTGACTATTCGCCTTCAACAAGTGTTGATTGAACAATCTGCGAAGCTCCCATCGTTTGCGTTCCAAGGTCTCGATCTTCCGGAAGTTGGTGGTGGCGAGGAGGAGGACGAAGATATCGAAATCGACGAATAAAAAATACAATATGTGACCCATCATAATCACAATTGGGAACTTGGTCTAGTGGTATGATTCTCCGTTTGGGTCGGAGAGGTCGGGGGTTCGATTCCCCCAGTTCCCCACCGGTGTCATATGTGACTTTTGCATCTAAGTCACATATGAAACTTGACATTTTTAATAGTTTGTGATAAGTATGGTGAATATAAGAGATAAACTAAAATCCACATATTATAACTTCATTGGGAATTTCTTTATACCACCAAATGAATTATACGATAAAAATGGTAACGTGGTTGTTTCGTGTAGCGATTTAAAAAGTATGAGTCAAAAGTCGGAAGTATATTATGTTTCATTTGAAAATATTCCATTTATCATAAAAAAGGTAAATAACGACAATGAATATACAAGTTCTAAAAAACTCAAAGGTATAATTACTGTACCAAATGTGTATTATTATCACGAATTTACTGATACGAAAGTCATTTTTTATGAGTATATACACGGTTTGACGTTACATGAGTGGATTTTATCCGAAAAATATACCATACATGATTTTCGTAAAATATTAAAGTCAATAATGGATGTTCTTTTTAAAATTTATGAACATTACCCATATTTCAAACATAATGATCTAAACACAAACAACATAATACTGGTAAACGAAAAACCTATACTACTAGATTTTGATGAAACTTCGTTTGATGACAATTCTAAACAAGAATTACACGACATGTATCGTTTGTTTTATTTTATTATAAAATACGGTGAGGTTGACAAAAATGTTTCGGATTTTATATATAGTATTTTTCCACCAACCAAATACTTTAAAGCATCAATGTACACGTGGGGTAAAGGTTATTTACACATTAAAAAGGACGAAATGTTACCATCTTTGGCTCAGCTGTATGAACATCCATTTTTTTCTTAGTTTGTAATAAGTATGACCAGACTCTCTGAACTTGTACGTGTCGCCAATGCATCCAAGACGGAGGCCCAGAAGAACGCAGTCGGTAAAGAATTGAAAAAGTTTATACACGGTAAAAAAGCGTGCAACCCAAAGCGATACCTATTTTCCAACACGGGAATTAAAATTGAAAATGGTAATCCACTCAGAATGCTTGGTAAGGGTGTGCAAGGCGCGGTATTTTATGGGTGTCTCGACGACGCGTGCAAGACCAAGATTGCCGTAAAGATTATGGACGAGGTTCGAGCGAACACCGAATATTATATCGCCCGAAAACTTCGGGGTATGGGGGTTCCGCGTATGTATTATTTCAAATCATGTGAGGATCGCGACGTTCTTTATTTTGAATACATCGATGGTATATCACTTGAAAAATGGATGAAAGGTAATCGCACGGTTGATGACTATCGTCGTGTGATTTCGGGAGTTATTGGCATACTCAAAAAGATTCATACAAAGTATCCTTCGTTTAGACACCACGATCTTCACTGGAATAACATTCTCATCACACGTGACCTCAAACCAATACTCATCGACTTCGGGTTATCTACCATGAATGGTATACGAAACCCGGATGTTTCCAATGGTTCATACATCGAGTCGGGAATTTCCCCGACATCGCATCCCATGTACGATGCTCATTACTTTTTGAATATACTTCATTATTATACAAAATTATCACAGGTTAAAAAATTTATAGAACGCGTTTTACCCAAAGAGTATATCGGTAAGGATAGTGTCTTTGTAAAAGAATGGCGTCTCCGCTTAGTAAATAATCACAAGGGTCTCCCGACGTATGATGATATACTGAAAGATCCGTTTTTTTCACGAAAAATGAATATTGCGCGCACCATTTTAAACAGAAAGCCGGTCAAGAAAGTTGTCATTCAACGCAAAGTACCCGTCGTCACCGGGGAAACAGCCTTTGAGCGCGCTAAGCGAGTTTTAAACATGGAATCTGAAAAGAAGAAGGCGCCTGTAAAAAGAGTGGGCGTGACCAAACGCGAACCACAGCCAAAAGTATTCATCAACGCAAATGGTGATCTCAAAATTGAGAAACGTAAATGTCGCCTTTACAAAAAGGAAGACCTCGCTAAAATGTTCAAGTTGGATCCAAAATTAACAAAAGATCAAATGTGCGCGCGCATAAAAAATATGTAATGTAATTATAAACATGTTGCCGTTCCTGATCCTCGTGATCATTGATCTTATGATACTTATGCGCACGGGTGTCACCCCGGTCGAAGCTGAAGCTCCAGGAGATGGTGGTATGTGGACTGTTATCGGCTCCATGGGTTGTGGATGGACTCGAAAACAGCTTGATCATATGAAGAAGAAAGGTATACCCCACACATTTGTCGATTGTGACAAAGAGACGTGTGACGCCGAAGCCTTCCCAACTTTAATTGATATAAATGGTGAAAGACACGTTGGATATAAAGAAATCTAACATCCACGAAGAATCATTAATGCAACCGAGAGAAGGAATGCATCGAGGAGAGACTTGATGGGCTTGAGAACAGTGATGTGCTTCACGAGAGACTCGTTCCACAAGAAGCGAAGTAAGAGTGTACTGATGAGCAAGACGAGTGCGTATATAACGGCCATCGTGGCGCGGTCTTCGCGTTCGGTGTTCATAATTTCTCGGATCATTTATAATATATTAATATAATATAAATGAGTCGACAACTTCCTCTGAGTGGATCCGAACCCACATTCACACATAGATACTGGGGTACATCCATTGGTGTTGGTAACAATAACTGTTATGCATACGCCATGGGAGATTATGAACGTTATAGATACCAGAAAAGCGTACCGGGTGATCGAAGTGGTTTATCAAGCATATTTCATACCTATTCGGCGTGTAAAAATCTTCCAACACGTGTCGTCTCGGATAACCCTAAGAAGGTCTACATCGTCAAAGGTAACACCGCGTGTAAAAAAGGGTATTATAAAGTCATGATGTTTGTGACCGGCAAGAAGAAACCATCCCTGTTAAATCAAGGTGACTTTCATTTTTATAAGCAACACGGCCTGGTAGAATACAAACCTAAAAAGGGTGACACACGAACGAGTATCGCAAAGTTTTTCAAAATTCCCGTCGCTAAAGTCCCACCTGTGGTGCCTGGTAAGATTATGAAAATTCGAGCAAACGTCTTCAGTCATAAGAGAGGATGGGCTACTGGCCCGCTTCTGACTGATGCGAAAGGTAATATCATTAAGGATCCAAGAAAGGCGGGTAGAAATTATGGTGGATTGAATTACAATACATACTGCAGCTCATTCTGTGTGAAGAACAAGGGGATCCAAGTCGGACAGGGAAGATCCAATGTCACCAAGAAGACTCTCTAAATCTATGATATCTTCAATCTCAAAGGATATATTGAAAATATCCATCACATTAAATATCATGTTTTCATCGAGTGATATGATATTTGATGTTTCATTTCTATTATTTTCGACGGTCAATGTGACTCTATAGTTAGATACATCAAATACTTTTCTACATACTGGACAGGTGTTCTTACCTTTTTCCTTCCAATGTTCCAAACAGTCTGAATGAAATATATGTCCACACCGTATTGGTGGATTAGCCCTAGTTGGTCTAACCTTGTTTAGACATATAGAACATGTAGACATTCCTGGATTACCTGTTTAAAGTTTTTTTAGAATATATCCGCAACCTTGAGAAGCGGTGTGTCACAACGTTGACACTTGCCATCTTCCGCGACGACTTGCTTCGATTGCACGGTATCGATAAGTTCCGGTCCACTCTTTTGAAGAAGTTGGCGGTACTTATAGTTATCAACATAGTCGACACCGTTAGCCGACATGATAGAGTTATTCAAGAGTCGAGACGATGTGTTGATCGTAAAGCATCGACCATCTGCCATTCCAAGTCGTTGAGACATTTAGTATAAAATTAGAAATTAATTTTGTTGTTCACTGTAGTTTTGGTCCATGATAAAACTCCGGCCTGCTTAAGATGGTTGACTAATTCTGAACATTTATACCCCATAAAAATACCAAAGTGATCTTTCGTCTCCGTTGGTGTCACCCTGATACCCGGACATTCGTTGATATGATTATTTATAATATTATATGCAAATGCAATCTCCTTTAGTGTTTCCGCTCCTGTGATGATTACTTTACCTGTACTAAAAATACTTGTTGTGATACGTTTCATATCCTCGGCTGGTTTGAATTTTATTTTAACAGCTGAGTATCGATCGGGTTCAAAAGAAACTTCAAAAATATCTTTATAATTTTCAAAGTGTTGAGCCACCTTTAATAAATTGAGATTGTAGTTCAAACTGAAATTCGAATTAATCATCACGACTCGAAAGTTTTCGAGTGATAATTCTTGTTTCACACCCATGATATCTTTAAAAAAATATGCAAGTTGATTTATGATTCGTTTACAATCAAATAAATCTGCACACCCCGCAACTTGAATACTCCCATTCGGAAACACTTTGATTGACTTTGTACTGTAATCATCTTTGTATGTCAATGTCACTTGATTGTAAAAAGTAGTTGACGGCTTCAAGGTCCATTCAAAATATTTATCTGTGTCGATGTCTCTCATTTTAAATTTAAAACTTCCACTGTCATTGAATAACGATCGAAGTTTTTCAATATCAATCTTTACTTCTTCGCTAAAGCCAGAAATCATGGTGATGGTCGTGATCTTTACCCAAGAAGGACAGACGTCTTCGGGGAATGCATTTCTAAATTCATCGAGTGTCAGTAAGTATGAAAATGTATTATTCGCAACACGATGGTACATCTTGTATGTTTATACAAAACACAGAACCCGCGTTAACTTAGGTTAAAGAAAACATCATCTTTTATAACAATGACCTCACTCCTTAAATCGGCACACGTGGTGCATGATGTCGATGAAAATAAAACATTTATTGAAATTATGTACTCTAAATATGTACCCGACGAAGGATATAAAACTTTTGTTGATTATTTGAATGCCCAACCAATTGGTGACTGGACTAAAATTGTATCCAAAAAGGAAACCGTCCGTTATGAAAAATTTCTTGATACGATGATTGAAAAAAATCTCGAAACGCGGCAAAAAATGGCTCTTATTATGCTCGAAAATATCACTGGTGATATGTTTATAGACATTAAAACACAGATACGAATCATGAACACCATTAAAATTCTTGATCCAACATTTGATCCGCCATTCGTAAACAGAAGATGCTCTTGGCAAAAGCAATTCGTGAGAGACTTTTGTAAAGATATCTTGCCCGATGTTGTCGAACGATGTACAAATGAGAAACGACTTGATCGTTTTTTTAGCGTCTTAAGATTAATAGAATTAGAACTATGAGAAACATAATTCGCCATATGGGTATCTTTTGTTTATTAACTTTTTCAATCAAAACTTTACGAGGTCGTGTAGTAAATCCTGTGTCTATATTTCTTTCGGGGTAAAAAGGTCTAGACATCGGACACAACGAATCCTTCTTTGTACAATAGTCAACTGTGAGATCACCCGCAGTTACACCATATGAACAAATTGGACTTTGATCGACAATTTCAAATTGTGCGATTGGTTCGTCCGCCTTCGGGTAGACGAGCGACCTTTCGTTACGTCTGACGGTTCCTGGAAGGGAAAAATCTTTCATGACGTATGGGTTCATCTGGTTCATGGCTGTGTCATCGTCGAGCATATACACACTCATCCTTAGTACTATCCCAGATTATATTTCTTGGTTTTCATTTTTTGTTTATGTTCGCTCCACATTTCATCCAAGTCGACATTTAACATGTGAGCCAATTGAAATAGATAACTAAACACATCACCCATTTCCATCATGACGTCCGTGCCTCGTTCCTTTTTCAAATTTGTCTTTTTATATTTTTTCTTATATTGTCGGATAGCTGACGCAAGTTCACCAAACTCCTCTGTCAAAAGCAACCACACTGTGTCAACATTTACTTTGTCCCACCCCTTGGATTTGCAGACCTTTTCAGTTTCACATTTGTAATAGTTTAGACTCATACTTATTCATCCATCGGTTATCGACTTTAATAGACTTTAAAGATACGAAACACTAAAAATAAAATGAGTAGACGATACGCAGATCTCTTTTGTGGTCTGGGTGCATTCCATACCGCGTTCAATCAACGTGACGGGTATGAATGTGTGTTCGCATGTGATATAGATGAGAAAGTCCGCAAAATATATGAAGACAATTACGGTATCAAACCACATGGGGATATTAATACAATTAATATCGAGGATATGCCCGACTTTGACATATTATGCGCCGGATTTCCATGCCAACCATTTAGTATTGCAGGTAAGAAAGAAGGATTCGAAGATGTTGAAAAGGGTAACCTTTTTTATCGCATCATGGAGATCGTAGATGTTAAAAACCCCAAAACTATTATTCTTGAAAATGTAAAAAATTTACACACGATTCATAACGGTGAAACATTTAAAACGATAATCAACGAACTTGAAAAGAGAGACTACAAAGTATCGTACAAAGTGCTCGATTCCAAAGATTATGGTTCACCCCAATCGAGACAACGTATTTACATTATTTGTGACAAGGACAAGGCGTACACATTCAGACTCGTAAAGAAACCGATCACACCTGTATCAACAATCATTGATCGTGCCGTTACCGATTTCTTTGATTATGAAGACAAGTATACACTCCAACCATCGAGTGGCAGAATGAAATATATTTTGATAAACAAAAAGACTGGCAAGGGTGGGCGTCAAGGTGAACGAGTATATTCTATCGATGATTATGGTCCGACAATCTGCGCGTCATCTGGTGGACCAGGGTCTAAAACTGGGCTATACGACATTGATGGTAAAATTAGAAAATTGACCATCAAAGAGGCACTTCAAATGTCGGGGTTTAGTCCGAATTATAAATATAATACAAAGGATAATATGTTGTTTTATGTTGGTAATAGCATCGTAGTTAATGTTCTCCAGGAACTGTTAAACGATCTTTGACATCAAGTAACGACGGTACAATTTTAAATTGAATATCATTAGCACTGGCGCGGCCACCATCACCACCTTTGCGTTGCATAGTAAATGATGGACCCAATTCAATAACAGTTCCAGATTTTCGCACCTTAAATTCGTAATCCATGAGAGAGTCGATCACATGTTTCATGGGCATAAAATGTACTCGATTACGCAGTGTATCCTTTTTGTTCCATTCGGTCACACACAGGATATCCGGCTTTTTTTCATACCCAAGAAAGGCGTGTTCAATGATCTTTTGTTTGTTTTTATTCAATGTCTCGAGTATAGAAGCATCAAATGATTTCTTATACATGCACCGTTCTTTGAGTTTGTCACTCACTTGATCGAGTTCTGGAATTTTTAATACGAGGTTATCGACCGTGCCACGAGCAACTTGTTGAAACTGCCCAGGTTTACTTTTCTTAACTTGTATATTGACGACCCCGTTTGTTACGTCCACTTTTCCCTTTTTATCCGACGATACATAGAACCCGTGTTCGAGGTAATTCGCCAACCAATGTTCTTCATTATATCCACGTTTAGCTGTACTCGCATTGATACGCTTTTGTGACAGGTATATAAGGTTAAATGCCGCTCTGTACTCATCGAGGCTAACGACCATGTCTTATATTACATACCTATCTGCTGTGACTTAAGTATCTTTTTTCCCACCGTACTCGTGTTCGTTGGACGGTCAATAGGTCTCGCAGCGGTTTCAATATCTTGAATATATCCAATGTATTGCGAAACACCAGTTTGAATTTGACCCATGGCAGTCTGGATCACTATAGAGTTCATTGCTTTGACTTGTGTCTGTATATTTTGGTGATGATCACCGGCATTATTAATGAAGACGACTCGCATCATAGAAAACAAGTCGTCTGGGTTTTGGTAATCGATCGAAATACCAGTCTTATTCCTGAACGCCTGACGAATCGCTCGCTGAAGAAGATTCGTGTTGAAGTCAGAAAAGAACAGGGTGTTCAGGGGAGTCGGACATTGCTGAATAGATTTGACTTCCATTTTATATATGCTCCGAAAAAAAACTATTCGTAGATATTAAACGATGAAGTTTGCTGACTTTGACGAAGCTTATAAGCCATTGATCAACAATGTCAACCCAGAGCCGATATGCAAGAGTGGTGAGTGTTTTGTTGGTTCTTACGCACCAGTCACTCCTCCAGGGGAAGTTGGACAGTTTCACATGAACACGTATCTTTTACAGTCTGACCGAAAGAAGGAAATTGCTGGTCCGGTACCAGTTCGTAGTCGCGATTTCAAGTAAGTTAAAAATAATACAGGTAAGATAGATAAATGAGGGTCACTAAACGTTCCGGTCGTATTGAAGACATGAAATTTGATAATGTTACCAATAGGATCAATAAGTTAAAATATGGTCTCTCTGAAAATTGTGACTCTTCGAAAGTTGCCCAACAGGTTTTTTCATCTATGTATGATGGCATCACTACACAAGAAATCGATACACTCTCTGCTGAAATTTGTATCGGTATGATTACAACCGACCCCGATTATGAAGTTCTCGCGACTCGTATAACTGCGAGCAATATTCAAAAAGTATGCCCAAATAATTTTTACGTGGCTATGAAAAAGCTTGCAAAGGTTGATATTGTCACGGATGAAGTCGCACAGATTGCCGGTCGCGTGAAAGATGATATCGATACTAAGCGAGATTATGATTTTGGGTATTTTGGACTGAAGACTCTCGAAAAGTCGTATCTTCAACGCCATGGTGGTGTCTTGATGGAAACGCCGCAGTACATGTTTATGCGTGTCTCTATCGGTATCCACGGAGATGATATTCCGTCTGTCTTGGATACATATGATAAGATGTCGCGAGGTCTCTTCATTCATGCGACACCAACCCTATTCAACGCTGGCACACCGCGACCACAAATGTCGAGTTGCTTTCTCATCGCAAATAAGGAAGACTCCATTAACGGAATATATGGAACGCTTACAGAGTGTGCTCAAATTTCCAAGTGGGCTGGGGGTATTGGTATGCACATCCACGATGTTCGGGCTAATAAATCCAGGATCAAGGGTACAAATGGAACATCGGATGGTATCATTCCCATGCTCCGTGTATTTAACGCCACTGCTCGCTATGTAAACCAAGCCGGGCGTCGCAAGGGATCTATTGCGGTCTATCTTGAGCCGTGGCATGCAGACATTATGGACTTCCTAGAGATTCGTCTCAACCAAGGGGATGATGAAGCGCGGTGTCGTGATCTCTTTTCCGCCTTGTGGATTCCCGATCTCTTCATGAAACGTGTCGAAGAGGGTGGTCAATGGTCTCTTTTCTGTCCGGACAAGGCAAAGGGTCTCTCGGATGTCATAGGTGACGAGTTCGACGCGTTGTACACACAATACGAAGAAGAGGGATTGGCCAGCGCGACTTTACCAGCGGCTGACATTTGGCGAGCAATCATCAAGTCACAAACCGAAACTGGAACCCCATACATGCTGTATAAGGATGCATGTAACAAGAAAAGTAATCAAAAGAATTTGGGTGTCATCAAGAGTTCCAATCTTTGCACGGAAATTTTAGAGTATACTGATAAGGATGAGACAGCTGTGTGCAACCTTGCGTCGATCGCCCTTCCGAAGTATGTCGATGAAGAAACTCATACATTTGATTATGAAAAACTTCATGAAGTCACCAAGACTGTTACCAAAAACTTGAACCGTGTCATTGATAGAAATTTTTATCCCGTGGAGACTGCCCGTAAGTCTAATATGAGACATCGTCCAATCGGTCTCGGTGTTCAAGGTCTCGCGGATGTATTCATTTTATGTGGCCTCCCATTCGATTGCGAAGAGTCGAGACTCATGAATGCACATATCTTTGAAACTATGTATCACGCAGCTCTTGAAGCGAGTTCGGAACTTGCGGAAGTCCACGGATCTTATGAAACTTTTCAAGGATCCCCGGCGTCGCAAGGTATTCTTCAATTCGATATGTGGGACACGGGTGCGAAGTTTAGTGGTCGTTACGATTGGGACGCCATGCGTGAACGAATCAAGGTGAAGGGTCTTCGTAACAGTCTTCTCATGGCACCGATGCCAACGGCATCGACTGCACAAATTTTGGGTAATAATGAATGCTTTGAGCCTTACACCACGAACATTTATCTCCGGCGAACACTGGCTGGTGAATTTGTGGTTGTGAATAAACATTTGGTGAACGATCTGAAAAAAGTTGGTCTTTGGTCCAAGGACATGAAGGATCTTATGGTTAAGGCGGGTGGCTCAATCCAAAATATCGTAGATATCCCAGATAAAATTAAGGACCTTTACAAAACTGTGTGGGAGATTAGTCAAAAGGCTGTCATTGATATGGCTGCAGACCGAGGACATTTTGTTGATCAGTCACAGTCGATGAATCTCTTTGTAGAGAACCCAACTTTGTCTAAAATTTCATCGATGCACATGTATGGATGGAAAGCTGGTCTCAAGACTGGCATGTATTATCTTCGTAGCAAGGCCAAGAGTAGACCTATTCAATTCAGTCTTGAACCAGATTGTGTGGCGTGCTCAGCTTAAAGTTTACGCGGTATTATTCATTAAATGGCAATTAAGTTCGACCAAATTTTAGATGACATCAAAATTGCTGATTATAACAATCGAAAGATCGTCTTGTCTATGAAAGATGATGGTCCTATTAGGTTCCAAATACCAAAGATGTATATGCCATTTGGTATTTCCGGGTTTACTCCCGAGATTGGGAATAAGAAATGGAATATTGATTTTTCAATGAAAGGTTTCGATGAACATGGAAATATTATTAATAAGTGTTATGATGTTCTTAGAGAAATTGAAAACAAAATCATTGAAAGTGTCGCCAACCAAAGTGAAATTATTTTTGGTAAGACGATGACTAAAGAAGAACTCGCACCACTTTTTAATTCTAACATCAAAGAGACACCTGGACGCGAACCAAAATTTAGAGTCAAGGTTGATACAGATTACGAAGGTAAAATCAAGCCAGTGATTTATGACCAAGAAAAGAAGGATATTCGTTCTATGGCCGAAGACGGCCTTCATTCAAGAAGTACAGGTTCTGCTATCGTAGAACTCAATAGCGTGTACTTTTTGAATAAGAAATTTGGGTGTACATGGAAATTGTATCAACTCATGGTTTCTGATATTCAAAGATTAAAAGGATTTCAGATTATTCTCAGCGATGACGAATAATACTATCCGTAAAGCTCTTCATCACAACCACACGTGTCTTTTTATCACTCGTGGTTTTCGTGACGAGTTTATGCATTGGTTGGGTAAGATAATCGGACGCGTTTACTGGCATTCTTACTTTACTTTGAGACTTTTATTATTTAGGAGTAGTATATGATATACGGCCTGAGCCTCTTTGAGAAGGTCACCTTGGATCTTAACAAATGACTGTGGATTCATACCCATCTTGATCTTGGCCATTCGAACAGATTCGTCCCATAATGCCAGTGTCATTTGTAATAATTGGATATTTTTTTATGCGAACCCACCTGCGCGACGATTACTTATTTTTTTTGCATTCAACAAGACTGTGTAAGGATTCTCACCGGCTGTGAGACGATTCAATAATTTACGCCTCTCAACACCTCGTTTGATTCGTTTCATTCTCTCCACTTGGTATTTGACATTTTTTATTGGGTCGGTGTTAAGTTTAAACTTCTTCTTATTCGGCATATTTAAATTTGCATTTGTCATTGACCGTTTTTTCTGAAGTCTCGCCTTAATGACGGCTTCCGCGTTGGCCTTGGCTTTGGCTTCCGCATTGGCCTTGGCTTTGGCTTCCGCATTGGCCTTGGCTTTGGCTTTGGCTTCAGCGTTGGCCTTGGCCTTAGCTTCCGCGTTGGCCTTTGCTTTGGCCTTAGCTTCCGCGATGGCTCGAACTTCAGCCTTGACCTTAGCTTCCGCATTGGCCTTGGCTTTGGCCTTAGCTTCTGCGTTGGCTCGAGCTTCGCTTTGACGTCTGGCTTCCATGGTTCGCTGAAGACGATTGAGAACTTGGATGCGTTTACTGTTATTGTTTATGAGTGTTTTATTCATACGAACTTCCCCGAGACGTTTTGTATTCTTTTGACGTTGGTTCTCGAGACGTTGGTCCTCGAGGTTTTTATTCTTTTGACGTTGATCCTCAAGGTTTTTATTCTTTTGACGTTGGTTCTCGAGGTTTTTATTCTTTTGACGTTGGTTCTCGAGGTTTTTATTCTTTTGACGTTGGTCCTCGAGACGTTGTTCTTTATTCTTTTGACGTTGGTCTTTAATTTCTCGGATACGTTTCATTTCTTTTTCTTCACGATTACGCTTTTCTTTTATTTTTTTATTTAATTCGGTTTTATCATTTTTAATTTTAATCGTAGTATAGCAATCTTTTTTCTGAGTTTTTTGCTTTTCTAAATTC